AGTTCCCGGGCTTTACCAACAAGGCAACTTTCACTGGCGCGTGGAATCATCTTGCGGTCGTGCATAACTCAGGAACAGTCACCGTTTACTTCAACTATTCACAGACGGCGACAGGCTCACGCGGTGCGACTGCATTCGCAACTACCTCGACGCCTTTTAACCTCGGCCGTCGTTCGTACTCTGGCTATTTTGAAAACCTCGACGGTCAGATCGACGAAGTCGGCAAATGGAACCGGGCGTTGACAGCCTCGGAAGTGCAATCGCTCTACAACAGCGGTCGCGGCCTGGACATCTACGCCGACACCGATCCTGCCATCCCGTCGATGTTCCGCCGCGACGAAATCCTGCAGCCTATGTACTCATGGAGTGATATATGACCGCACCAAACCTCAACAGCCCGACGCGAGTGGTGGGTAAGACCGCCCGGCTGGCCGCCACGACATCGTCCTCCGCGATCCTCTCAAACGGATCATCAAGCAACGCTTGCTTGCGAGTTGTTTCTCTTGTCGCCGCGAACGTCAACGGCAGCAACGCGGCCGACATCACTGTCACGATCTCGGACGGCTCGACATCCTACGCGATCGCCAACACGATCACGGTGCCTGCCGACGCGACTCTGATCGTGATCGGCAGGGAGAACATCGCTTATCTCCAGGAGGGCTGGTCGATCTCGGGGCTCGCCTCGGCGAGCTCGTACATCGTGTTCACCGCCAACTATGAGGAGATCACATGAGCGTAGGTGATCCATGCTGGCGAGATGCTGCGGGGGTCGCTCACGACTCGCTGCCCTGGCGAGTTCGCCTGCCCGACGGCAGCACCCGCACCGATCCGAGCCAGTGGTCCCAGGACGCCGACGTTCTCGCGGCCACCGGCTGGACGCGGTCGGTTGTTGTCGACGGCGACATCCCGCCGCCGCCGCCACCACCGACGCCGGACGTGTTTGCGGCTGGCTACGAAACCTCCTACGGCTGGCGGCTCGGTTGGCAGGCCGATGATGTGGCACTGCTGACGGGGCTTTACGTCCTCGCGGCAAGGGCAAATCAGTTGGGCGTGACCCAGCCCTGCGTCGTGACAGACATGAACGGCGAGCGGCACACGCTGACGCTGGCAGAGTATGAGGCGGTGATGCTGGCCTACGGTGCGGCTCGAGCGGCGGCTTCCGCCGGGGGTGCGGCATGAGAGGTCGAGGCGGATTCATCGGCGTGAACGCAACGCCTGCGGCGTCCGCGATCAACTCTGCGGCGAGCGGCGTATGGTCACTCATGGAAGCGGAATCCATGCGGCGAGCAGGCACTTGGCCGATTACGCTGCCCAACGCATTACTAGCCGTCACGTTCGACTCCGGTTATACGGATTTTGCTCAGGGGCTGATTGCCGACGATGGCGTGGGAGGAGTGTCTCTGTCAACCGCACAGGTAAAGTCTGGCGCGCAGTCCCTGCTAGTTAGGTCAGCGACAACAAATAACAACGTCACGACGAACAGGTTGAACTACGGCAGCGGTAGCCAGTGGGACATTACCGCGTCCGATTTCACCGTGGAGTGCTGGGTGTACAGCTTGGCGGATGGACTGTATCAGGGCATTGTCTGCCGAGACAATCAAAGCAATCGACGGAATTGGCAGTTTTTGAAATTGTCTGGCGCAGAAGGGAACGTTGCGTCGTTTTCAATTTTCAACACTGCAAGTGGTACGTTTTTGAGCGTCAGCGATTCTGCCGCATTGCCGACCAATCAATGGGTGCATGTCGCGGCCGTCCGAGACTCTGGCGTTCTCCGCCTATATCGTGACGGCGTGCAGCGTGCGAGCGCGAACTTCTCTAGCGCAAGCGGCACACGCAGCACAGCGAGTGGTCCGCTAACCGTTGGCGCGATAAACGAAAACGGAAACTATTGCTTCTCTGGATACATTGACGAAGTAATCGTGACTACGAATTGCCGGTACCCAAACGGCACGACATTCATTCCGCGAGATGGAATCTGACGTGCGACATACGATTGAATTCCTTCTCTGCTCCACCATTGGCATCTACTGCATTCTCCGCTGTGCGTCGCTGGCACCGCGAGTTTTCGCCGAGGTACACGCCGTGGTCGCAGGGGCGAGGGAGCGGACGCGGCGGGTGGAGGAGACGCTGGAGACGCCGTAATGCCGCATCGGATACCGCCACACAGGCCCGTGCGTCTGCGTTCATCCCGCTCAAAGCGAGACGAAAGCGCAAGGCCCAACGCAGCTGCTCGAGGCTACTGCGACAAGGCCCACAGGTTGTGGCGTCAGGCTGTGCTTAACAAGTGCAACTGGCAATGCGTGGACTGTAGGCGGGTGGCACACGGGCGAGAGATGCACGCGGATCACGTCGTGCCCATCAGCCAAGGCGGGGCACGGTATGACGTGGCGAATGGCGAGGCTAGGTGCGTCGGCTGCCATAGCAGGAAGACGGCGAAGGAAAACGCCGCAAAATGCAACAGCGGGAGGGGCGGTTTGGATCATCGGGGCCTGCTTTGACACAAACCACACGGTTATTCCTCAGCGTACGCATGGCCGAAATTGGGAGTTTCGATGGGTAAGGGCCGCAAGCCGACGCCTAAGTCGATCCTTAGCCTGCGTGGCTCTCGCGTTAGGGGCCCGCACAAGACCGGCATCGACGCCCCGCCTGGCGTTCCGCCTGCCCCGGCATGGCTGGCCGACATTGCCCGCGCCGAGTGGGAGCGGATCGTGCCGATGCTCGAGGCGTCCAAGGTCATGAGCCCGCGACACCAGCAGACGCTCGCCGCCTACTGCGACTCGTTCGCCGATATGGTGCAGGCCGACCAGGAGCTGAAGACCAACGGCACAACGCTGATGGACGATAAGGGTAGGGTGAGTAATCACCCGGCATGGAACCGGAAGCGTGACGCGAGAAATCAGATGCTGAAGTTTGCGGCCGAGTTCGGACTAACAGCGTCTGCCCTAGCGAGAGTGTCAGCCGTTGACCAAGGCCCGCAAGAAGACGAAGACGACGCCCGCATGTTCGCTTGACGCGAAGGCTGCGGCCATCGCGGTGCGGTTCTTTGAGGAGAACCTGACGCACGCAAAAGGCGAGCTCGGCGGCAAGGCGTTCCTGCTTGAGCCGTGGCAGAAGGAATACGTGGGCAAGCTGTTCGGCACGATGAATAGCGGTGTGCGGCAGTACCGCACGAGCCTGCTGGCGATCCCACGCAAGAACGGAAAGAGCACGCTGTGTGCCGGCATCGCTCTGAAACTGATGTTCGACGGCGAGCCTGGTGCCGAGATCTATTCGTGTGCCGCCGACCGGGATCAGGCTCGCCTCGTCTTTGAAATGGCGAAGGTCTGCGTGGACAACTCTCCGAAGCTGCGGAGCCGGCTGCGTGTGTTTCGAAACTCCATCGTGCGGGAGGACACGCACAGCACGTACAAGGCTCTGTCTGCCGAGGCGTTTACGAAGCACGGCCTGAACGCTCACGGAATCATCTTTGACGAGCTGCACGCCCAGCCCGACCGCGAGCTCTGGGACGTGATGACCACGAGCACCGGGGCTAGGCGGCAGCCATTGTGCGTGGCGATCACCACGGCGGGCTTCGACCGCAAGAGCATCTGCTGGGAAATCTGGCGGTATGCCTTGGCTGTCCGGGATGGGGCCATCAAGGATGAAACGTTCCTGCCTGCCATCTACGCAGCCGATCCAGAGGACGACTGGACGAAGGAGGCGACCTGGCGGAAGGCGAATCCAAACCTCGGCGTGAGCGTAAAGCTCGATGACCTCCGGGTGCGGTGCCAGCGTGCCCAGGACATGCCGACCGAAGAAAACACCTTTCGCCGCCTGCACCTGAATCAGTGGACAGAGCAGGACACTCGCTGGCTGCGAATGGAGCACTGGGCGCAGGGCGACAAGCCTTGCCCCGTGATGCTCGACGGCCGCGAGTGTTTCGCTGGCCTTGATCTCGCGACCACGTACGACACGACCTGCTTGTGCCTGTTGTTTCAGTTGGACGATGGCACGTTCTGGGCTGAGCCACACTTCTGGATTCCCGAGGAGAATATGCGGGACAGGGTGAAGCGGGACCGCGTGCCGTATGACCAGTGGGCGAAGGAGGGGAAGCTGCACCTGACGCACGGGAACGTCACGGACTTTGACAAAGTGCGTGCCGACATTCTTGCAATCACGAAGAAATACAACGTGCGGCAGGTGGCGATCGACCGCTGGAACGCCACGCAGCTGGCCACCCAACTGCAAGGCGATGGCGTAAATGTCTTAGGTTTTGGGCAGGGCTACGGCTCGATGAGTTCGCCCGCCAAGCAGCTTGAGGCCCTAGTGGTGGGCGGCAAGTTGCTCCACGGCGGGCATCCCGTCTTGGCGTGGCAGGCGTCGAACGTGGCGATACAGCAGGACCACGCCGGAAACATCAAGCCCAGCAAGGCGAAGAGTACCGAACGCATCGACGGCATCGTGGCGTTAACGATGGCACTTGGCATCCACGCTACGGCGACGGCCCCGGCACCTGAGCAGAACTGGGACATCATCAGCCTATGAGCGAACACGCCGCCGCCGACTTTAGGATGTTCGACCTGCGTGGTATCGACTGGCCCGAGGTTTCGCCGTCCCGGACGCCTTCTGGCATCCGCGTGAACGCTGACAACTCGATGGCGTGCTCGGCCTACACGGCCTGCATCCGGGTCATCTCAGACGCGGTATCTGCCCTGCCGCTCCACGTCTACGAACGCCTGGCCAACGGAGGCAAACAGAAGGCCACAAGCCACCCTGTGTACCGGCTCCTGCACCTGCAGCCGAACCCGTGGCAGACGGCCCAAGAGTTTCGGGATTGGATGACCGGCATGTACCTGCACTACGGTGCCAGCTACGCCGAGATTCGCCCAGGTGCTCGAGGTGCAGTGTCGGAGCTGTGGCCGCTGCACAGCAGCCGCATGGAGTGCGAGCGGCTTGAAGACGGCACGGTGCGGTACAAGTACCGGGAGCCGTCTGGCCGGCAGACGATCTACAGCCAAGAGCAGATCTTCTGCCTGCGGTTCACGACCGAGGACGGAATCAAGCCGATCCCGACATACAAGATTTTCCAGAACGCTATCGGCCTGGCCCAGGCGTTGGAGGCACACGGGTCCACCTACTTCGGCAACGGTGCCCGGCCCGGAATCGTGCTGGAGTCAGAAAACCCGATCCCCGTAGAGGCTGCCGAGCGGCTGCGTGAACAGTGGGAGCGGATGCACCGTGGCGCTGATCGGGCATTCCGCACGGCCGTGCTGCCGAACGGCGTGAAGGCTCACGAACTCAGCGGAAGCAACGAGGCGGCACAGTTTCTGGAGACGCGGCAGTATCAGGTCATTGAGATCTGCCGTGCCTTCCGCGTGCCCCCGCACATGATCCAAGACCTGACCCGCAGCACGTACAGCAACATCGAGGTGCAGGGCACGGAGTTCGTGCAGCACTGCCTGCTGCCGCACCTGAAGCGATGGGAAGCCGCCATCAGCCGCGACCTCATCGTGGCCGATGAGACGTATTTCGCTGAGCACAACGTGAACGGTCTGCTGCGTGGCGACCACACAAGCCGGGCGGCGTTTTATGTGTCGGCCCTGCAAAACGGTTGGATGACGATCAACGAAATCCGAGAGGCCGAGAACCTGAACCCGATTGGGCCAGACGGCGATCGGCACTTCGTGCAGCTGAACATGACCACTCTGGATCAGATGGGCCAGCAGCCGCCGCCACCGGAGCCGATGCCCGAGCCGCCCGCCGAAGTAGAAGACAGCCCGGCTGATGCCGCCGAGGACCAGGCCGAACAGGAGGACTACACCGATGGAAATTGAACGCCGCGACTTCGCCTTTGAGGAAGAAAACGAGCTGATCGTGGAGAGCCGGGCCGATGGCCGGGCAGCGATCATCGGATATGCCGCCGTGTACAACCGGCTTTCCCTTGATCTCGGCGGGTTCCGCGAAGAAATTCTGCCGGGCGCGTTCGACAAGATTCTGAACCGCCAGCGTGGCAAGGGCGACGTAGTGGCGCTGTTCAACCACGATTCCAACATCGTCCTCGGCCGGTCCTCGTCTGGCACGCTGGAACTGTCCTCGGACGACAAGGGGCTCAAGTACGTGGTGACGCCGCCCGTGAGCCGGGCCGACGTGCTCGAGCTGATCCAGCGTCGCGACGTGCGGGGCTCGTCGTTCGCCTTCACGGTGGACCCGAAGAATGAATCATTCCGCACTGGCGAGGACGGCAAAGCCATCCGCCAGATCCGCGAGGTATCGGGACTCTACGACGTGGGGCCGGTGCTGAACCCGGCATACCCTTCCACGTCTGCATCCGTTGCCATGCGTTCTTACGAAGCCTGGCTGGCAACCCAGACGCAGCCCGAGCCAGAGGCTGTGGCCGCTGAGATCGTGAAGCGTTCCTTGGTCCGTGACGCCGCAGCGGCGTGGGCTCTGAGGCTTCGCCGTGTCTGAAACACGCTGCACCTGCGGCGAAAAACTCCGGTGCCGTTCCAGCCGTCCATGCGGCGACGAGCGGCAGCGGTATCTGCGGTGCCCACGGTGCGGGGCTCGTGCGGTGGCGTTTGTGAAAACAACAGTTTCCGCTGTGCGTTTCTGCAAGGCACCACGCCCGTAATGGCATCGTGGACTCCATCGGCAATACCGCCGCTGGAGAACACACATGGACAACCTCAAGAAGCTTCAGGACGAGGCGGCTGCTCTCGCCAACCGGATCGACGCCGTGCGTGCGATCGAGGCCGAAGACACGACCGCTCGTGATGTCGAACTGATCGACCTCAACAAGCGCGCCGACGAACTCACCGCCAGGATCGACTTTGAGAAGAAGGTCGTCGAGTCGGCCAAGAACCTGCGGTCGGTGGTCGATCGTTGCTCGCCCGCCCCCGAGGCGACTGAAGAGCGGAGCGAGAAGGTCCGCATTGAGGCCGTCCCGTTCTCGGGCCGCCTGCGTGCGTTTGAGAACGCCAAGGATGCCTACTCGGTCGGCATGTGGTTCAAGGCCAAGGCCGGCGACGCCGACGCGAAGCGGTGGTGCCAAGATCACGGCGTCGAGGCCCGTGCTCTTGGCGGTGCGTCTGGTTCTGGTTCTTACACCGTGCCAGACGTGCTCTCCTCGACGGTCATCCGGCTCGTCGATCAGTACTCGGCCTTCGCTCAGAACGCCACCAGCGTGGCCATGCCGAGCGACGTGCTCCAGTTCCCGCGTCGGACGGGCGGCACGACGGCCTACTGGATCGACGAGAACACGGCGATCACTGCCAGCGACCCGACGATGAATCAGGTCACGCTGACGGCTAAGAAGGTGACTGGCGCTGTGGCTATCTCGAGCGAACTGCTCCAGGACTCCATCGTGTCGATCGCTGACTTCATCGCCGCGGAGCTTGGCCTGTCGCTCGCCAACGCCGTCGAGGCGGCTGCGTGGAGCGGTAACCCGAGCAACGCCCCTGCCGTGGCCGGTCTTGTCACCAGCTACACGGGTGGCCTGCTGGCAGCGTCTGCTGCCACCTACGCGGCGTCGCTCGTGACGGCTGCCGGTGACACCCCCGACGAGGTGACCAAGGCCAACCTGCTCGCGATGATGGCGGCCGTGCCGCAGCACTCGCGTCAGGGTGCCAAGTGGTTCTGCTCGCCGTTCTTCTTCGCGACCTGCATGCAGGCTCTCGACCTGAACCAGGGCGGTTCGGTCGGCCTGTCGCAGGGCATGGGTCTCACCTTCCTCGGCAGCCCGGTGGTTCTCACCGACCGGCTCCCGAGCGGAACGGACTCGACGGGCGTGGTCATGGCGCTGTACGGCAACATGGCCAACAGCTCCTACTACGGCGTGCGGAATAGCATCGAGATTGCGAGCAGCGACCAGGTGAACTTCCTCAGCGACCAGACCGTGATTCGGGCCGTCGCCCGCGTGGCAATCAGCCACCCGAACCTCGGCAGCTCGACGGTCGCTGGCCCGATCATCGGCCTGGTCGGTGCCTAAGCCTCTTGACACTGATGCAACGCTGGGCGGGCGGCTCCAACAGGGGCCGCCCGCTCTATTTTGCGAGGCATCAATGATCGTCAAGGTTGGGCAGACAGATGTGGACATTCGCGTCGAGGCCGTGCTCTCAATGCCACGACTGTCGTTCACGGCCAATCACTTTGCGTGGGCTCAGGCTTTGATGCCGCTCGGCATTCGGCCGACGATGGGAACTGGTGCGTTTTGGTCGCAAGTGAACACGCGGATTTTCGAGCAGTTCATAGACAAGTGCGAGTATCTGCTGACGATTGACTACGACACGTTTTTCACTCGCGAGGATGTAGAGCATCTATTCGCCATGGCACTGACGTTTCAGTGCGACGCCGTGACTGGGATGCAGACCAAACGCGAAGACGGCCGCCCGATGCTGACGCTCAAGGGCACGCTGGATGATCCGCCAGAAGACGGCACCGCAAGCGTGCCTGCGTCGTGGTTTTCTGAGCCAGTGCAGGAAGTGGACAGCGCCCACTTCGGACTCACAGTGATCTCTACGGCCGCGCTGAAGCGGTGCAGGAAGCCGTGGTTCTGGTCTCAGCCAGGGCCTGATCAGTCGTGGAACGACGGCCGCACGGACGACGACATCTGGTTCTGGCGGAACTGGCGGGAGAGCGGCAACCGTGTCTATGTCACGCCGCGCGTCGTACTAGGGCACGGCGAGTACGTGGTGACGTGGCCGGGCCGTGATTTGAACAAGCCCGTTTTCCAGTGGGCCACAGAGTTCACGACAACAAGCAAACGCCCTGAAACTGCATGGAGCGTGCCTGAATGAAGAAAATCAGATTTACCCGTGCGTGGCGGTCATACCGGAAGGGTCAGATCGTGGAGATTCCCGGCGGGCGGGCCACGCAGCTGCTGGCCCAAGGCGTGGCTGTCGAGGACAAGCAGGCAGAACTGATTGAGACGGCAGCCGTCGAGCACGAAGCCGAGACGGCCGACCTGACGACCAAGAAGAGAGGACGCCGTGCAGTACCGAAGTCTGACCCGCCAGACGCAGCCCGCCGTTGAGCCTGTCACACTTTCCGAGGCAAAGGCTCACTGCCGGATCGATTCAACGGACGATGACGCCTACATCGCAACGCTGATCTCGGCAGCCCGCGAGTGGTGCGAGCAGTACCTCGACCGCTCGCTCGTGCATACCCAGTGGGTGATGCGTTTCGACAAGTTCCCGCCAGACGGCACCATGGACATCGAGCTGCCGCGTCCACCGATGGCGACGGCCGGCACGGCCACGGCTGTGGCCCTGACGTTCACGTACGAGAACGGCACCACGGCCACCTACTCGACGGCCAGCTACCGCGTGGACCGCAACGGAGTGCCGGGCACCGTGAAGACTCTGTACGGGCAGACGTGGCCGCCGCACCTGCAGGATGACAACGCCATCAGCGTGACCTGGTGGGGCGGTTACGGGGCCAGCGGCACGAGCGTTCCAGCTGCGATCCGGCACGCCATGCTAATGCTGGTTTGTTTCTGGTACGAGAACCGCAGCACCGTGCTCGTCGGCAGTATCTCCAAGCAGCTGGAGTTTGCGGTGGAGTCGCTGCTGTCATCGCAGAAGTGGGGCTCCTACCGATGATCGACGCTGGCAAACTACGCGAGCGTGTCACGGTGCAGGTCGCCAGCGGCACGACCAACGCCCTGGGCGAGACCGTGCTGACGTGGGCTAACTCGACGGCCGTCTGGGCCAGCGTCGATGGCGTCAGCGCAAGAGAGGCTCTGACTGCCGGGCAGCAAGAGGTGACGATAACGCACAAGGTACGGATGCGCTACCTCCCTGGCCTAACCCAGAGCATGCGATTCTCGTGGCGTTCTCGGACGCTAGAGATCGTCAGCCTGCTCGAGCACGGCAGCCGCTCGGAGCACGAGGCTATCTGCCAGGAGACAAAGGATGGCTAGTGTGTTCTCAAGTGGCGAGCCACTGATCAGGCTGGCTGTGGGCCGAGGCAAGTATGCCAAGGCAGCCTATGCACTGAAGCCACTGGATGAGGTTGTGGCAGCGCTCAAGCAGCTGCCAAGAGACATCTCCGTGAAGCATCAGTCTCGGGCATTGAAAAAGGCGGCACAGCCGGGAATTGCCGCACTTCGCTCGCAGGTCTCTGCCATCGGGCAAGTCACCGGAAACCTGCTGGCAAGCGTTTCGCAGGTTGACCGCAAGTACACAAACAACAAGCAGCAGATCCCAGTCAGCGTAGTCGTCATAGGATTCAGGCGTCCGACGAACGCAAAAAGCCAGAAGACCGCCACGCCAGCATTCCCTGGAGGCTCTGTGCTTAAAGGCCCGAACCGCGCCTACCACTCGCACCTAGTCGAGTACGGCACAAAGCCGAGGACGGCAGGCAAGAGCCGACGCACTCGACGCAGTCGGGTGATCCTCGGCGGACGAATCCGCACGATCGTGGAGCGAGAAAAACAGCAGGCAGTCGGCCGCCCAATTCTTTCGTCATTCAAGACACGCGGGCCGTTCACGGGCCGTGGGCTGTACCCAGTGGACTTCATCGCAACTGGCACCGTTGCAGGTTCGCCGGCACGCCGCCCGCTCAAGAAGGCATTTGACAGCTCGCTGCCTCAGATGCGGAGCGTCTTGGACGTTGAGATGAGGAAGGCGCTGTCGGCTGCCGTGCGTGAGACGAAACGCAAGTACGGAGACTTCGGCCTATGAAATCCCCAGAAGCTGTGCTGCGTTCCGCTCTCTTGGCAAACGCCACATTCTCGGCGCTCGCCGGGGCAAAGGTTTTCCCGGTGCTGGCACCAGAGACCGACGCCGCCGGCAACAAGGTTGGCCTGCCGTTTGTGACATGGCGGCGGGTGGCGATCCGCAGGCAGCAAACGCTCGGCAGTCCCACGGGCATGCCGGTCACAAGCCTTGAATACAGCATCTACGGTGGCACCTACGAGCAGGCCCGCGAGGTGGCTGACGCTATGCGGGCAGTTCTGGATGGGTACGGCGGCACCGTGAACAATACAGAGGTGAAGCAAACGTCACTTGAGCAGGAGTCTGACGACTTCGTGACGCTTGCTGGCTCGGAACTGCCACCGGCCTATCAGATCACCCAACAGTACGACGTTTTCTGGTTAGAAAGCTAGGAGCCAAAGCATGCCCTCGACGCCACACGACGGTGCAGGTTCTACGTTTGTATTCGCCGGGACGACCTACACTGTCACCAACATCACGTACACGGTCGCCGACAACAACGCCACCGACTCCATCGACGTGTCGCACCTCGGCCAGACCGCTGGATCAACCGTGCTGACGCTGTCGAGGCCACTGAAGGGCTCGGCCGGCGACACCGGAAAGGAAGTCACGATCGACTACCTGACAAACGCTGGCGCAACGCCGATCGCGCAGGGAGCCACCGGCACGCTGACGATCACGGGAGGCATCACGCTGTCTGGCGTTGCCGCCACCTGCAAGTCGTCCAGCATCACGCTGGCAACGAACGATGCCAACAAGGGCTCGGCGTCGTTCCAGGTCGCCTAACCGCCAGGGAGGATTCCCGTGGCGAGTTATAGCCAAGGCATCACCGTCAGCTTCAACGGCGGCGCTGCCAGTGAGATCGTCGGCATATCGTGGACGTGGGGCGGCGGGATGCCAAAGGGCCGCTCTGCCGTCTGGACAGACGATGCCGGCAGTGTGACTGTCGAGACGCTCGGCGCTCCGAGCACTGCAGCGTACGGCACCAGAGGCTCGCTTGTGATAGCAGGCGGCGGCATGGGCTTGACCTGCACTGCATGCTGCACGTCTGTCAGTGCAACGGCGGAACTCAACGGAGTGACGCGCTATTCATCCACATTTCAGGTTCTCCAGTAGCCATGCCACTTTCACGTAGTCAAATCGACGCAGCGACAGACGCCAAGATCATCACGGTTGACGTGCCAGAGCTGGGCGGCGACGGCAAGGTCTGCATCCGCCTAATGTCCGTTGGCGACAGGGACTCGTACGAGATCAAGCTGCTCGAGGCAGACGGCAAGGCGATCCCAGACTTTCGCAGCGAGTTGCTCAGTCGGACCCTCTGCGACGACAAGGGCGATCTGCTCTATCCGGGCAGCGAAGGCGTTGCGGCAATCAAGGCACGCAGCGCCGACGTGATGCACAGGCTGTGGCATGCGGCACTCAGGCACAACGCACTCACCGAAGAGGAGATAAAGAAACTCGCGGGGGAATGAACGCCAGGCCGACCTTGCAATTCAAGTTCGCCCTGGCGTCGCACCTCAAGAAAACAGTTGCCGAGATCGACGCGATGGACTCGCGGGAGTTCTCGCAGTGGATTGCCTATACGCGGTGGTTCCGTCCGCTTGATAACCCGTGGCAGCAGACAGGAATGATGGTCTCTGCGGTGCTGGCTCCGTACTCCAAGCAAACGCCAGACCCAGACAAGTTCATCCCGATCGAAGACAAGGCCCCGAAGCACCCGACACAAATCCGCGACACCATCCGCCGCATGGCGGAAGACCTGAAGCAGCGTGACTAATGGCGACAATTGGCCTTGGATTCCAGCTCTCGGCATCTGCAACGCAGATGGCGTCCGGCATCAACGCCGGCGTCGTTGAGTTGCAGAAGCTGGGCTATGCCGCCAAGAAGACGCAGCAAGACGTTTCGACGCTGAAGACCATCGAGCTGTCGCGGGCGTTCATCTCCACTGTTCGCACGGCGGCTAGCGCATTCCAGCAGTTCATCGGCGGCACAGCCGGGGCCGTCGCCAGCATCGATGACCTTTCAAAGCGGACAGGATTGGCCGCTGACGTAATCCAAGGCTACGCACTGGCGGCCAACCAGTCAGGCGTGTCGGTTGAGACGTTCGGAAAGTCGGTGCAGCGACTGACGATCAACCTCGGCGAAGCCCAAACTGGCAATGCTTCTGCCGTGAAGTCGTTCGCGGATCTCGGCCTGTCTGTTGCAGAACTATCGACGCTGCGGCCAGAGCAGGCTTTTGAGGCTGTCGTGTCGGCCATTTCAAAGCTCCCCAATCCAGCACAGCAGGCAGCGGCTGCTGTCGGATTGTTCGGCAAGAGTGGGATTGAACTTGTGCCGATCTTTCAGGAAGGGGCTACCTATCTCCAGCAGATGACTGCCGAGGCGAAGCGTCTCGGGATTGTCCTGCAACCGCAGCAGACAGCAGGAATTGCGGCGCTTGACGATTCGCTGCAGAAGACGCAGCTAACCCTGCAGGCATTCTCTGCTCGGGTGTTGGCAGAACTCGCGCCAGCGCTGATCACGGCCACGGAGAATGCCGCTACCTTCATCGCTGCGATCGACGTGCGGGCCGTGGCGTCCGCCGCCACGTCTGCGATCTCAACGCTGGCTGGCGTGTTCCAGTTGGTTGCGAATGCCGCCCTGCCGCTTGCTGGGAACATTCTGCCAGCGATCGGTGGCTACCTGGCATTCATCAATCGCCAAGTGCTGACGACCGGAATCGCGAGCCTCGGGTCTTTCTTTTCTTCGGCGGCAGTTGCTGCCTACGCTTACGCGACAGGGGCTTCAACTGCGGCAACAGCCACTGCTGCCCTCGGGGCGTCAATCAGGGCTGCGCTCGCCAGCACTGGCATCGGAGTGCTGGTTGTCGGCCTTGGCCTGCTTGCCGGGGCGGCGATTGAATGGGCTCTCGCAAGCAAGTTGGCGGCTGCTGATGTGAAGGTCAGCCTGGATGACCCGAAGCAGGCACTTGAAAAGTACAGGCAGCAGCTCGCCGCCGCGACGGCCAGCACCGAACAGTTTGGCCAGAAGGCGAAGGACGCGCTAAAGATTCCAGACTTGAACGTCGTGGAGTTTGCGCAGGAGTCGCTCGGCCAGGCTGAGGCCGCCATCAAGAAGCTGGCGCAAGAGCTCGGCAGCATCGGCCAAGTGCCGGCCGACGTACTGAAGCAGTTTGAGAATCTTCGCGATCTGGCCCGCCAGGCCAACGTCGAGACGAGCTATCAAAAGATCGACATGCGTAGGCTTGAGGTTGCGGCCCGGTCGTTCACGGACAGTCTGACGAAGCAGGCGGACGCCCGCCGGGCCGACGCAGCAGCGGCTGAGGCAGCTGCTGACGCAGCCAGGAAGGCAGCGCAAGAGTCACGGCAGCGAGTTGTCGATCTGGCAAATGCAGGACTCAGCGACGCCGAGAAGAGCAGGCTGCAGCTCAACAAAGATCTGCTGGCAATCAGTATGGAACTGAAGGCTGCAGAGGATGCACTGGCGGCTGCCAAACGCAGCGCCGATTCAAAGGCTATAGCAGGTGCTCGCGAGCGTCTTAGGCTTGCCGAGGCGGCGACCAAGGAGGCGAAGGCTCAGGATCGCGAGCGGCAGCTGCAGGCGCTCGGCGTGGACGCGAACATCCTCAAACCGGCCACGACCATCGCTGACCAGTTCAAGGCAGTCCGCGAGGCATTCGACAGAAAACTGATAGACGGCGGCGAGGCACAGAACGCCCTTCGGAATCTTGCTGCCGAGGGCATAGCAATCCGCAAGGAGATTGCGGCCGAGTTGTCGAGGCCGTCAGCCAACGCACTGCAGTTGGCCGACGTGCGGACGCATGAAGGTGCGTCGCAGCTGCTTGCCTTGGCGACTGGCCGCCAAGATCCAGCCATCGACCAACGTCGCCAGCAACTGGCAAAACTCGATGAAATCAGGCAGGCGCTGATTCTCATCGGATCGTCACCAGTAGAAATCCTTGGTGCCTGATGGCCGTAGTCTCGCAACGAGAAATCATGCCGCGAACTTTCAGCCACAAGTTTGGCGAAAGCCCGACCGCCGAGCTCAGGTATGCGCTGACGCTCGACGGGCCGACCGCCCATCAAGCGATGCTAGACGCTGTCGGCATCTATCACGGCGCGGCACACCCAGAGTACTCGTATCTGCTCTGCCTCGAGGGCAGCATCAACGAGACAGGCAGGTTCAACGCCGAGCTGACATACAGGTATGGGACGCCAGATGTTGGCACGGCGCAGTACCAGGCGAGCCCGCTGGCACGGGCCGATGTGTGGTCATTCTCAACTAGCGGCGTGGCTGTGCCAACATTCCGCTACTACAACGGCAGCGGCAACGCAGACATAAAGCCGCTCGTGAACGCGGCCGGCGACATCATCGAGGGTGCCCAAGCGATTGAGGGTGAGCTGCGTGTAACGATCGCCGGGAACCGCGCGTCCTTCCCGGCGGCCAACGCTGTGGCTGTCACAGGTGCATTGAATGCCGATTCCTATCTTGGGGCATCGCCACACCAGTGGCAGTGCCTTGGAATTGGCGGCCAGCAAACGACAGAAGTCGTCAACGGCACGCAGGTCACATACTGGCAGGTGAGTGTAGAGCTCTCTTACAAACAGAGCGGCTACAACCTGTTCCTGCCTAATGCTGGATGGAACTACTTGGAAGGCGGCACCAAGAAGCGGGCAACGGTCAAATACAGGGATGAAGCTGGCGTTGAAACAGACGTGCCTTCCGCAAATGTTGTTGCGCTTACGGCGGCAGGCGCAATGCAAACCTCTGGCGACGTGATCATCCTTGAACGCCGCGTGAATAAAGCCGTAAATTTTGCCTCGTACTTCGGCGCGCCTCCGTTCTAGGAATGAAGCATGGCGCAGAGGCCAGACGGCAAACCATCGCAGACCGAGCGGATGACGTTCACCAGGCCAGCCGCTGAGCGGATCGCAAAGGTTGTGCGAACCGTCGAGGGCGGCGACAGGGACGCTGGGCCGCTGACGTTTGGATCAAGACTCGGCGGCGTGAATCAGAAGGTCTTCCGCGTGGCCACCTTCACCGGAGCGTGGTCGATCGGTTCGAGCAAGACCGTCACCTACAAATACGCGACAAACACGCCGAACACGGCTGCTGTCAACAATCTTTTTTTCCCGATAACCGGGACAACTGGTGGCGATTGCGGAATAGCAAAGGACGGTACGGCGTGGTTTTTGATCGACGTGCCG